AAACTTCAATGTGAATTAGTTAGTGGTTACCCATTAAAAGAAGATGGTCAAGATAAGTTTGATGAGGTAATGACTTTGTCTGATAGTGAAGTACTATTTTGGAATCGTGTAAATCGTGATCCTTTCTTTATGTATGTCGAGGATAGTTTATCACTTGTTGACCAATATTGGGTAGACCATAACAGAAAGGTAGTAAAACTACAGGCAAATAGTATTAAGAGTAATGAGGATGAAATTATTGAGAACAATGCTCACGACTACGCATATCACGCTGTAGAATCTTAAATCACATTAAATGGTGATTGCATCGGTCTATACTTTAATGACTTATTAAGATTTTCCGCCTCGGCACCTTTTCTTTCGAGAAGTTTGTCGGGGCGAAGTCTTTCAAGTCTTTGCATTAACTCTTCGACCAATTTTAATCTTTCGTCTTTTGCTTCAGTCAATAGTGAACTGTAATCAAGTTTTACCGAACTATCGGGAACTTGTAAATCACCAGAGAACTTACCCCATATTCTCGCCAAACCTTCTTTTGAATACGCAATAAGATATTTTCTAACCCAGTTTTGTGCTGGTTTATTTAATACATCCCATGTAAGTGGAGTTGTTTCAACATCGGATGGTAATTTAACAACATCTGAGTTTTGATCTAAACAGGTATCCCTATCAAAAGTATCGTAATACCAATACCAAACACGATAGTTATTTCTTAAATTAGAGAAATCAAATCTACCGNCAGGTACGTTATATAAGTGTACAATTTTAGTACCATTAGGACCCGCTGTAATTCTATAAGTAACATCACCACCAATCAATCTGTTCTTAATATTTCTATCTTGCATTCTCAATAACAAATCATATGCTGGCAACATAAAGTAAGAACCTGATGTACCAACTTGAGCGAAACCACCCACACCACCAAAACCAACACCACCTAAACCACCAAACCCCCCTAAGAATGGGTCAACAATTGAATCTGTTAATTCTGCTCTTTGGAACCATAAAAGTTCGTTGATTTCTCTTCCTGCTGGTATAACATAAGTTTGTGTATTACCTGATAATGTAAAATAATCCTTTTTAAGTTCCCAATCACCACCGGCTTGCAAACCAACAATTTTAGAATAGGAATGGGTGTATTGGGTTTCATATTCTAAACTTCTCGTGGTAAACGCTCTTGTTAAAGATTGGGTGTCAACGTCTAAACCCGCTAAAGCCGACCACTGAGATTCTATTAACCAATCACTTACGTATTGTTCATATTCTGATATGGATAATTCCATAAATGTGTCCATTTGTTCTTCGGTTAATTCGATACCTCTAACGGGCATACCTAATAAATGGAAAACTTGTGTATATAGTCTTTCTTTTTCAGGTTGTGATATTACAGTTATTGACATAATATTTTGATATATTACTATAAATAGTTTATATTTGTGAATATGGACATTAAAGAAAGATTAAAAACTTTAAAGATTGATTCACTGTATCAAACTTCATTAACTGAGGAATTAGCTAAATCTTGGCAAAGAAACGATAATATTAAACATTTTTTAGCCGATGAGATTAGAAGTATTTTAAAAGAAATATACGAACCTTTAGGAATGTGGGGTCAAAATCCAAGGGAACCCGAAAAATTTGATGAGGGGGTNATAATAGATAATGACTGGTCCCCACTTATGCAGGCCGATACTCATTGGACTGGTCACACAATAATAATCAATAGGTGTAACAAGTGGTTGGTTAATCTATATAGACAAAAGGGAATAGAATCGATTGTTATTGATGGTACTACCTTTTCATATAAAGAACAAATTGTTTTTAGTTTTGAGGATTCGGAAAATGAAACGATAGAAAAACTAAAAAAAATATTAAAAATTATTCGTTATAAAAAAAACGAAATTTTTTTAGAGGGTTGTGAGATGTATTATATGCTTATTGACTCTTATAATAAAACTATGGGTAGAGGTGATGAAGCGCAAAAATTTTATGAGAAAGACATTTATTATTTTTTTCCTGATATTATAGAATATAAGGCAACAAAAGGAAGAGGTGATTATAATGATAGAAAACAGGGTATTGATATTTGGAAAACTCACCCAAATTATAAAACGACAGATCAAATAAAAAGTGTGTGTAGTATTACACCGAGAGATGGTGGTTGGTTTATTGATGTTGCAATGAGTCAAAAATCGAGATGTGATTATTACGTGTTTGTTTGTTTAGAAAGTAAAATCATGGTTTTTAATAACGATAGAGATAAAATAATTTTTGAAGGAACCGGTGTTTTTTTCCCTACTGAATTATTACATAAAGAAAAAAAATATGAACAATAATTTAAGTGAACTATTTGAATTAGGTGGTAAAAAAAACTATGAATTTCACTACAAAATAAATAAAGAAAGTGATAACATTTTAACCATAGATAACGATAATAAAATAATTGATGTGACTATTGGTGACCCCGATAGTAAAGATTTACCATTAATAATTAAAGATATTATTAATCAATTAAAATAACTCTTTTAATAAATCTTTACCAAAAGATTCAGAGAATTCTCCGTCTCCCATTACTTGGTCAATAATTCCTTTCTTTTTCTGTAATATATTATAAATAACTTTCTCAATGGTGTTTTCAAATACAGGATAGTATACGAGAACACTATTTTTTTGTCCATAACGGTACGCTCTATCTTCTCCTTGTGAGTGATCTGCCGGAACAAATGACAGGTCATTCATAATTACAACTTCAGCCGCTGTTAGTGTAATACCAACACCCGCAGCTTTTATATTACCTATGAACACTTTAATTTTATCTTCATTTTGAAATCTATCAACAGAATCTTGTCTTTTGTCTTTTGACATACGACCATCTAAGACAACAGAATTTTTTTTGTACTTATCATGTAACATATCTAAAGTCATTGTAAAATTTGTCAATACAATAACTTTCTTACCTTGTTCAATACACTTATCAATTAATTCGCACGTATAAGGAATTTTTTCATATGAAATTAGTTGTCTAACTTTCATAAGACGATTTAGGGTAATACTAATTGTGTCTTCTTCTTTTTTCTCTTTAGTAATTCTTACGAATTCTTCTAATTCCTCGTCATACATTTTACTACTTAATTCAAGAAAAACAGGTGTAACAATTTTTTCAGGTAAATCAAGAATGTCAGTTTTCATTCTACGAAGTACCACATTTTTTGTTAACTCTCTTAATTCATCCAAATTACTCGCACCACTTGTGTTCCAAACTTTTCTATTACCAACTCTAAATTGAAAACCCTTACAATATCTTTTAACATAGGTTTGCCAATTTAATGTGAGAGGAGAATCTACAATTTTAAGTAAATTAAAATAGTTAATTGGTCTTGATGTCATCGGTGTACCTGTTAGTAACCAAACCTTAGGTATTGTATCCAACACATCATTTAATAATCTTGTTCTGTTTGCCGTTGTGTTTGAAATGTAATGTGCTTCATCTACGATTGCCAAATCAAAATTAGTATTTACTAATAATTTGTAATCATCACTATCCTCACTTTTGTCGGTAGTATGATAATTCTTTATAATATCATAGTTAATAATATAAAAATCAAATGTATGACCCCATTTACGTCCCTCAACAATTAAAATTTTCTTATCACTATAGTTTCTAATTTCCCTTTCCCAATTTATCTTTAAAGATGCTGGACACACAATAAGAACTTTTCTTGCACCACTTTCTAAAGATGCAATTACTGCTGAAGTTGTTTTACCAAGACCCATGTCATCCGCCAAAATATATTTATCATTAGCCAATAACTTTTCAATGGCCACTTTTTGATGATCCATAGGTGGTCTCGATGAATATTTTGAATAATCGATTTCACGATTTAATTTCTTCTCGGGTTGAATTACCGCAGCTTTAGGTAACCAAAAAGAAGACAATTTATCGGATTCCACAATTTTACCCCAAATATGAAAGGCTTTATCCGATTCACACAATAACTTTTCACACCATATTTTATCGGGTGGAATTGTTAAAAGTCTGTCATCCATCAGTTTATCTCCAAAATTTGAGACAATATTGATATACTTTCTCGCAATTTTTGGTACAGTATCTTTATATTTTAAAACATATTCCGCCTGAGGACGTGTAAGTTTAAAGTTTTTTATATCAATAAACTTCCTCTTCCATTCTAATAATTGGTTATTAGAACCATCGTAAGTTGATAGTATTTCTCTTGCTTCTATTTCAGGTATTACCATATCACTCATTATATAAAATATAAATAATTAGAATGAGATATTAAACTATTTATAGTAATATGAACAACAAACTACCAATAACAAGACTATCCAAATTCTTTTCCCAAGAGGATTTTGACATCAATATTCAAATGGGTCAAGAGTATCTTCATGGTGACTTAAACATGAAGTTTGTTTTGTATAGGGTTGATAGGTCTAAAACTGATACTGATTCAATTTACGCTGAGGTTGGTAAGGATGAGATTAAATTTTTTCCTCCTGTTGAAGTTAATGGATTAGTTCAAATTGGTGAAGCTAAAAACGCATCTTATAAAAATGGTGTAATGAGGTACCTTGAACCAGGTAATTTAACAATCAGGATTTATTTGAATCATTTAGAAGAGTTAGGAGTAGATATTAGGTATGGTGATTTCGTTGGTTACGCTGAAAGTGAAGAAAAATTACGTTTCTATCAAGTTGTAAATGACGGTAGAATACAGGCGGATAATAAACATAAAATGTTTGGATATAAACCACACTATGTAACAGTAGAGTGTGCACCTGTCCAAGAATCAGAATTTAGAGGAGTATAAAATGGGAATCCCAAAAAGAAAAAACGACATACAAGTTTACGGAAACAAGGAATACTATCAAGGCCAAAAAATTCTTGAGAGAAGACAGGAATTATTGGATAGAATTACAAAATCAGACTCATATTTACCTGATTCGATTTTACATGATGATTTAGATGGTGGAATGTTAGACTTTGTAAAAAATAACTTTAAAATTGTTACAGATGGTGAAACTATTCCTGTTATTCCTAAAATAATGACAATTCAAAGATGGGGTGAGTTTACCAATAACTGGCAATTTACCGATGATGATGGGAACATTAAACTTCCATTCATTGCTTTAATTAGAAAACCAGACGCTCAACCCGGTACAAATCCTTCTGTACAAAGAACTATTCCTGATAGAACTACTTTCTATTATGCGTCAGTTCCTACGTGGAATGGTACTCAAATGGGTGCCGACATTTATAAAATGCCACAACCTGTGGCAATTGATATTTCCTATGAAGTTACAATTGTTTGTACAAAATTCAGAGATTTAAATAAGTTTAATAAAATAGTATTACAAAAGTTCTCATCGAGACAAGCGTATACTACAGTAAAGGGTCATTACATTCCAATTGTTTTAGACGGAATTGATGATAGTACTCCAATGGAATCATTAGATAGTCGTAGATTTTATATTCAAAACTATAAATTTACCATGTTAGGTATATTAATAGANAGTGAGGAATTTGAAGTAAAACCAGCTTTAAGTAGAATGTTTCTTATGAACGAATTTATACAAAGTAGTAATTTTCAAAAGAAATATATTAATAAGTCAATTGATATAACCGTAGTCAGTTTTACTGCAGACGGTTTACAAACCGCATTTAGTGTGGGTGAAACAATTGGTATTTTATTCAATGTTGCGGTTAATGGTCTTGTACAAGAAAGAGATTTCGATTANTTTCATGTTGCTGGAACATCTAAAATAACTTTTACAACACCTCCCTTAGAAGGTAGTATAATAACAATAACATATTATAAAGGTAAAAATAGTGTTATTATTGACACATATGGTAGACCTATCCAAGTATCAACTGAATATTACACATACGATGGTTCAACACTGACCTTCACACTTGTAAATTTTATTGATAGTATTGTCACATTAGACATTAACGGTCTTGTTGAAGAAGAGGGTGTTGGATTTGAAATCACGGGACAAAGAGAAATAACAATACAAGGTACACCTGTAATTGGTTCTAAAATTGGTGTTACTTATCTACACTAATTACTCTCCGTACAAATCTTTTTTCTTAGGTTTACAGTTTTCCTCTATTAATTTTTCTAAAAATTTATAGATTTTTATCCCTTTTTCATCACAGTATTTTTTTAACATTTCGTGATGTTTTTCCCCAATTTTAACATTTTTTGTTGTGTTTTCCATAGTAAAGATATAATAAGATAATATAAGATAAATAATTATCTATTTTAAAAAAATTAGGGAAATCTTTCATAAAAACAAAGATATTTATTAGGTAAGTAATAAATTATTTAACCAAACATTAATCAATGGCAAGTTCAAACAGAGTTTTCGTTTCTCCTGGTGTTTATACCTCAGAGAAGGATTTAACATTTGTGGCTCAAAGTGTGGGTGTAACAACACTCGGTTTAGTGGGTGAAACCTTAAAAGGTCCTGCATTTGAACCAATTTTAATCAGCAACTTCGATGAGTTTAAAACATATTTTGGCCCAACATCACCAGTAAAAGACGGTGTGGGTAATCCAAAGTATGAATTACCATACGTTGCAAAATCTTATTTAGAAGAATCAAATCAATTATTCGTAACACGAGTTTTAGGTTTAACAGGTTATAAACCAAATAAAACTTTTGGTATTAAAACATTAGGTGGTATCACCATAGATTTAAATTCAGTCACATCAACTGGTGTAACTATGAATCCTGATACTCCTGGTGGTTCCTCAATTTTTGGAGAACTTTCAGGTAAAACCGCTTTTGATGGTGTTTCAATTACAAACTACATACAATCAAATTTTAGTGGATTCACAAACTCAGATAATGGAAAATGGTTTGTTATCGGTAAATGTGATATTGACGATGTGTCAGCGTTAGATTCAGATAAAGANGTTTTATCACCATTAACTGGTGTTAATAATGAATCATGTAATCATCAAAAAGAATGGTATAACGTATTTTTCAATAGTGGTTTAACTATTACAGATGTTTATTCTTATTTGTTTGTTTACAATAGTGGTACAAGTGTATTTGATGTAACAAGATATGCGTATGACGCAGAATTAAACACAGATTATCATGATGTTGTAGTTGCGGCTCTAAGATCAAGAGGTTCTTATGTTGGTCAAACATTAAATTTAGAAGTTACCGGTTCAACTGTAAGTATATCTGGTAGTATTTCGGGAAATCCTTTTGGAGAAATTACTTTAAATGTGACAGGTTCAACAAGTGGTGCTAAATCATTCACTTGTTCTTTAGATACAACCTCAACAAAATTCATAACCAAAGTATTGGGTAGTGAAGTATATGATAAAGTTAAATCAGATTTTCCTTTATANGTACANGAAGTTTATCCTAGTTTATTAAAATCTGCTTTTGATAAAGGTTTAATAAGAGGTTTGAGTACAACCGTAGTTNAAGAAGTTGANGGTAATAATTTCTTAGGACAATTTGATACTACAATATCACCAATGGTTGTATCNGAAGTACGTGGTGGTGAGGTTTCTGACTTATTTGAAATAATCACAATTTCAGATGGTGAATCTGCTAACTTCCAAGTTAAAATTACAGTTCAAAATATTGATTTAGATAGCGGTGATTTCGATTTAATCGTTAGAGATTTTAACGATACTGATGATAACATTGTTGTATTGGAGAAATTTACAAGATGTAATATGAACCCTGATTTACCGGGTTATGTTGCAAGAAAAGTAGGTACTTCAGATGGTGAATATGAATTACGTTCAAAGTTTATCATGTTGTCAATGGCGGATAATCACCCAACAGATGCATTCCCTGCGGGTTTCAAAGGGTTTAAAAATAACGGATCATTCGGTAGTGGAAACAAATTAGGTAGTGTTCATTATAAAACTGAATACTTTGATGCNGGAGACGTNGTTTCTTATGAAATNAGTGGTACTCCTGTATTATCTAACGGTGATAAAGTAAGAAAAGTTTCTTTAGGTTTATCTTCACAAGTAGGATTTGATAGAGACTTATTAAAATATAAGGGATTAGGTGCAATAACTGAAACATTCGGTTTTCACTTATCAAGTAATGCATCAACAATAACAGGTACAACCTATCAATGTACCCCATATAACTTAGAAGGAACAGATAAAGGAAAATTAGATAATATTGCTTTCCGTAAGTTCACTTTCGCAGCGTTTGGTGGTTTTGACGGATGGGATATCTACAGAAATGTAAGAACCAACGGAGACGCGTTTATATTCGGAAAAAGTGTATATGTAAGTGGACATACAACTAACAGTGGTGTGTTTAGTTCAAGTGTTGGTAACTCTGATTATTACGCTTATCTACAAGGTATTAATACCTTTGCAAATCCTGAAGCAGTTGATATTAACGTATTTGCAACACCAGGTATCAACTTCCTTGACCACAGTTCATTGGTAACACAATCAATCGATATGATTGAAAATGATAGAGCGGATTCACTATATGTAATGAATTCACCTAACTTGACTACCGCAGAGGAAGTTATAGATAGTTTAGATTCAGTTGCAATTGATAGTAACTATTCGGCTACATATTGGCCTTGGATTCAAGTAAGAGACGGAGACAATGCTACACAATTATACATCCCACCAACAGGTGAAGTTCTTAAGAATATCGCATTAACTGACAACGTATCTTATCCATGGTTCGCGGTGGCGGGTTATTCAAGAGGTCTNGTAAACGCAATCAAAGCATACAAGAAACTTACCCTTGATGAAAGAGATGACTTATATAAAAACAGAATTAACCCAATTGCAACATTCTCTGATACAGGTACAATCATTTGGGGTAACAAAACCCTTCAGGTTAGAGAATCTGCACTTGACAGAATCAACGTAAGAAGATTNTTGTTAAGAGCTAGAAAGTTAATTTCTGCTGTTGCGGTTAGATTGTTATTTGAACAAAATGACGAACAAGTAAGAAATGAGTTCTTGAGATTAGTAAATCCTATTCTTGAGTCAATTAAGAAAGAAAGAGGTTTATATGACTTCCGTGTAACAGTATCAAATGATCCAGAGGATATTGATTCTAACACACTTAGAGGTAAAATTTATGTAAAACCTACTCGTTCTCTTGAATTCATTGATGTTGAGTTCATCATTACTCCAACAGGAGCATCATTCGAGAACATCTAATAGTAATCAAAATAAAAAAATAAAGGGAGTCCATTGGATTCCCTTTTTTATTGTTCCACGCGGAACCATTTTTTATAACAATTATATTTTTATACCTAACCCAGTATTCTGGAACTAGTTATTCTAGTATTTATTAATTAATAAAGAAATATTCTAGAACTGGTTATACTGGGACTAGTAAAAAACTAACGAAAATTTTTCATAAAATCAAGTATTGAATCATTTTTATTTAAAAAAAAATATTTCTTGATTTAACGATATTTATAAGAATAAAGAATAATTAAAAACTTAACAAATACAAAATGGCAGATTTATTAATGAAAATGCCGGTTCCATATGAACCGAAGAGACAGAACCGATTCATCGTTAGATTCCCATCATCTTTGGGTATCAATGAATGGTATGTGACATCAGCTGCTAGACCAGCCGCTAAAATTAACTCAGTTGCAATTCCCTTTTTGAATACTTCAACTTATGTTGCGGGTAGATTTGAATGGCAGGAAATGAGAGTAACTTTTAAAGACCCAATTGGTCCTTCCGCTTCTCAAGCGTTAATGGAATGGTTCCGATTACATGCTGAATCAGTTACAGGTAGAATGGGTTACGCTGCTGGATATAAAAAAGATATTGAATTAGAAATGTTAGACCCAACGGGTGTTGTAGTTGAAAAATGGATTCTACAAGGTACATTTATCACCGATTTGAAC